GGGGTTACCTTCTCACCGTCCCAACCTTCGACTTCACTCCAATCCGGATCGGGAACAGGCGATAGCGTGCACCGGCAGCGCGGGTGCTTGGGAATGGGCGGCGTTTTGTCAATGGGGAACAGTTTGCCGTTTAATGCCTTGCACTCTTCACACGTCCGGCCCGGCTGAATGGTTGCCAGCCACCTTACCACCTCGATACCTGCAGACCGGTACTTGTCTTTCACCCCTACATTGACGGCTTTCATGGTCTCCGTGCGGGCGATCATGTCTGCTCGGTTCTTACCAATCATGTCCACCTGGTCGCGGATGTCTTTACTGATCTGTTTGACGGTCTGTTCGTTGGTGATCCCGTTAGCGATTACGCGCCGGACGTTCTTCGCCACGTCGTCTGTCAGCCCTTTAAAGTTGGATTGCGCTTCGATTACGTGGCCGCCCACCTTCTTCCAGGTAGCGCGCTGGATATCGTCTTCCGAATGGCCTAACCGGATCGCAGCATACATTTGACCGTGTTCATACGATTGGCTCATGTGCGGGCTGATAATGTCTTTCCCGTTAAGGTTGACGGTCTTGAATATATTATCGACTTGGTCTAGCTGTTGCTGCAGGAGCGGTTTTGTGCTGGTCTTCGTCTCACCGGGATCTATGATCTTCACAAGGTCTTTTTTCGCCCGGTCAAACAGGTTGTTGAGCTTGTCCAATAGATCCAGGACCAGCCATTCGGATTGGGTTGGGTCTTCGGGTATGTCGGGCATTCTATTCTCTGGTTAGGCGGTTTATTCGGTTACGGTGTCTCCAGTTTCCTATCTTTACGCTGATAAACGCCCACACTATGACTGCAATACTTATGAGGCTTGTAATGAGACATATTGATAAACAGATTATTGCCAGTATCAGGAAAATATCAAGTAGTTCCATGTCATTCCTCCTCAAGAGTAATGGTTTCAGTATGCCGTTTGATCAGCCTTGGTTCAGCCCCAACCCCGGGATACACTTCAAATATGTTCTTACAGTGCTGACACCGCACCAAGATTCGAGCAGGGGAACGGGGTTGGATAACTGCTCCCCATTCAAGGAGGATCGTTTTGCAGACCGGGCAGATCGTGGTCTGGATCGTGACTTCTTTAGCCGGCACTTTACTCCATCTTTTACTGTACTTGATCTCACCAATTAGATCTGATAATATCTCTTCGGGTGTTCTCCAGGTTCGATCTTCAGGTAGCAACCCCTTATCTGTGGTATCAATCGGACGGGTTGATGTGATTGATACTATGGTATCATCAGTGTGAATGATGTGCTGGTATTCCTTCGAATTGTTGGCATCTATAATATCCATTCGTTCATTCTCCGTCCTTCAAATTGCCGCCATTTGCGGGCGCTATAGATTGCTCATTTTGTGCGATCTGAGTAGGGGGTGTATGATTAATCGTGTTATTCCCCCTCCTCGATACCTAATGTTGCCTGATAGAGTTTCCGGGCTTTCTCGGTGCCGGTCTTCCCTAATACATACGTCGGGTCTAACTTGTTCGCGCCGAACGCATCTTTGATCGCGTTGAGTTTCGCCATCTGTGCGGTCATGGCCTGCGGGTTGGATCTCATGTTGTAGGCGTCAAGCTCGGCCAGCCCGGTATCATCAAGGTCGGATATGTCGATACCTGCGGATTGGGGTAACGACGCTCGTAACAGTGCCCGTTTCTCGTTCGGTAGTAAGCTGCCACGGTCACTGCCGCTGTCATGGATCTTGATATAGGTCTCTGACCGGTCAATTGTGGGTTCGGGGATGTCAACTACGATCCGAAACCCTTTCTCCTGGTATCCGTTATAGACCAGCCAGGGTTTCAGGAGCCGGTGCGCGAACGATTCTAACCACCTGTGCGTCCCGGCAATGAAACTCATATACAGTTCGAACTCCGGTCCGCTTGACCCGCCGATCAGGGTGTTCCCGCCTTCTTTCTGGATCAGGCCCGCCGGGGTGAAGAACTGCCGGATCTCCATACCTAACTGTGTGATTGTTTCCAACGCGGACCCGCTTTCTGTCACGCCTAAATTCTCAATCGACATGTTAGGCCGGAGTTGATACCTGTTGGTCGAACTGACGTTGTTGACAAGGTTCTGCGCGAATTTCTTATCGTCACCTGTCGGGTCGTCAACTTTCAGGAACCAGATACCGCCCGACCCGTAGATGTTCACTTTCTGCATCTGGCGCATCCACGAATGGGTCAACATTTTGACGTAAGGGAATACCGGCAGGATCGCGGGCGACCCGCCTAACTGCGCTTTCACCGGGTCGGTCAGCATTTCGACGTTGGTAAGCTGGTGCATGATACCTTTACTGTCACGCTGCCAGTATTCTACCTGACCGGTCTTGTCGTTAATACTGATACCCGGCAGAATCCTGTTGTAGACGTAGGTTACTGTCGGACCTAAATCAGCGAAACTTTCCGGTGGTAATCGTTTCAGTTTCAGTAACCGGAACTCTGACCCGTCGTAATCCCAGACGGGGTTGATCAGTGCCGGACCCCATTCTGCGGTGTCACGCCAGGCGCGTTGTAACGCGAAGTCTATCGACACGTCGGCGGTCATGTCTTCCAGTGCGGCGGTCAGGTCGGCGTCAACTTCTTTCTTTTTCGTGTCGAACACCGAAACTTTCACGTCGTGCTGGAACAGGATGCGTTGCTGTTTGGTCAGACCTTCGTCTATCACCTTGTTCTCAATGATCTTCGCGATCTCGTCAGCGTTGATCTTCGGTGACTTGTATTCAAACCCACCGGGCGCGAAGTAGTATGTCACCCCCTCTTCGGGTTTGTCGGATTTTCTCTTACGTTCTGTTGCCATTGTTGTATGATCCCCCTTCTTTTCTCTCTCTACCAGATATCCCCTAAATCGTTGTCAGGTTCACCAAAGAAGTTGGTATCTTCTACTACGGATACCACCGCTTCGTCTGCTGTCGGTTCGTAGACCGACCGGATGATCCGGCCTAACGTCAGGTCAGAGAAAGCACCAGTAAGCGTGTCGACGATATCGTCATGTGCACCGTTCGGGAATATACCCACCTCGTCAAGGAATGTGGAGTTCCACGGTGCTTTCACTATCTTAACATTCCCGGCCTCTGCTGCTGCACTTACTGATCTTGCCCGTTCGATTTTCGAGCCGGTTGACCTTACACCATGGAAGTTATACCCTTTCAGGACGAACCGGGCATAGTGGTCAATCGTGTTCACGCCAGAACTGCCGGGTTCCTGTTCCATCCTGACGGCGGTTCTCTCAGTGTCTAACTCTGCAGTCTGTTTGATCAGGTATTCCACACCCGCCGGGTTCTCCTGGATATGTTTTAGGTCGATAACGTAGAATATCCCGTTCTTCTCACCTAACTTCAATCCGGCCGTATAATCGCCTTTGTTCTGGCTTGATGCTAGATCCCACCGTCTTACTTGCGAACAGTCGCGTGGGTAATCGTCCACGATCTCAAACCAGTGCCGTTTGAACAGGCCGCCTTCTGCCGGGGCGGGGCGCTGTTGGTACAACGCGGCGAACCAGTAACTCCCTAACGTGGTCTTGATCTTGTTTAACTCATCTATTGGGAACCTTTCAGGCCAGAGGGGATCGTCTACCTGCCGACCTAACACGTCATTCTGTTCGGCTATTGCAGGTATACTGATAATCTCCCATTGTTCGCCGTCTTCCTGATACATTTCGTTTAAGATACGACCGGCTAAATCGTTTTCATGCCACCGAGTTTGGATCAGGATAATAGCGCCACCTGGTTCTAACCGGGTATACAATGTAGACTTGTACCATTCCCATGCACGATCACGGTATGTTTGTGAGGCTGCTTCTTCGGCGTTCTTCACGGGGTCATCTATAATTATGCAATTTGCGCCCTTCCCTGTGATTGGACCACGGACTCCTGCTGTCACCATCCCACCAGAATGATCGGCGATATCCCACCGGTTGGCTGCAGAACTGTCACTCCTCACTCTGATATTTCCTGGGAATATGTTACCGTGCTCTTCCAACAAGTCCCTTGCCCGCCTGCCCCACTGTGCGGCAAAATCGGCTTCGTAACTTGTCAGGATAATCCTGTTGTCTGGGAAGGTACCTAAATACCATGCAGGTAAGTACTGTGAGAGCAACATACTCTTGCCATGTCTCGGTGGGAGGAACACCATCAACCTGTTAATTTCACCGTTGACTATCCGCATAATATTCTTGTTGATTAACGACAGGTGGGGGGCGTTCACCCACCGACCGCCGGATACGACTTCTGCGAAACCTGCCGGGCTTTGTCGGGCTAATGCAGCTAAGGCAGGCCGGGCTAACTCATTCGCGCTTATCGTTGAACTTTTTACGGGCAAGCTCGATCACCTCCTCGTCTGTCATGTTACCAAGCAGGATCGGCCCGCCGTCTTTGCCGGTGATCTCTTCCTGCCGTTTCTCAACATACCCCCGGTCTTTGCCGATGGTCCGGAGCGTGAACTCTATCGCTCGCATGTCTCCGTCAAGAACCCTATTATATAGTGCGGATTCGGCAACGTCGATGATCGCCGCACGTTCTTCATGGATGGTGTCCTGGATGGCGTTGCTCTTTTCCGCTCGTTTCCTGATAGCTTCCCGTGAACATCCGATCATCTCCGCTGCCAGTTTCATATTACCGTGGCTTTTCTTGAGTGCTTTTATGATGGTGTCTTGTGGGATACGAACTGCCATGTTACGTGCCAACCCCGTCAATTTTTGATAAAATATTGTCTCGTATATGTTCAGCTATTGCTTTCATAAAAAGGGGTGGAACTGAATTTCCAATCCTAGCCCACTGTTCTTTAAATTTGCCAATAAATTGAAAATCATCCGGATACGAAGCTAATTTTTTTAATTCATTTATCGTTAATACACGTGGATAATCAAAATGATAAATCCCAGATGCTCCACATTCCATAACTGTTTTTGATATTGTTGGGGATGGTTTATTTGGGTTTAATTTCACTGAATTAAACCAGTGTCCTTTTGGGTGATATTTGGAAAATATTTCACCTGGTTTTGCTTTTATCCATATTGAAACACCCAATTCATTTAATGTAGGTTTCTTTGATGGATCAATCCCTTCAATTATAAGTGAGGGGACCGGCCTTGATTGTGGTTTTGGATGACTTGGGTTAATTGATAAATCATTCCTAACCCCAATAAAAATCATTCGTTGACGTGATTGTGGGACACCATAATACATTGTGTTCATTAAACGAGCTTTTACCACATATCCTGATAATTTTAATTCACGTAAAATTTCAGCAAAAACAAGTTTCATTTTGCCTTTAACCATGCCGGAAACATTTTCCATAACCAATACTTTTGGTTTTAATCCTCGAAGTATCCGAATATATTCTTTAAAAAGACTATTACGTGGATCTTCCACTATTCGTTTTCCGGCTGTGCTGAATCCCTGACATGGGGGAGATCCATCAAGAATATCTAATTCTCCAGGTTTTAATCCAGTTCTTTCCAGGATTTCATTTACTGATAATTTCGCAATGTCGCCATGATAAATGTCAGTATCAGGAAAATTCAATTTGTATGTTTCAACTGCATTATTATCCCATTCTACCGCAAAAAGAACTTTTCCACCAGCCATTTGATAACCTAATGAAGAACCCCCACAACCTGAAAAAAGTGAGACTACATTAAATTGGGAACTCATGGCCACACTCCGGACAAATTATTGTTTTTACATCATTTGCGATACTTTCATCAAATTCGGGTTCTTCTTCAGGAATAATGAGAAGTTCTTTTTCCGCGATGTTCTGGAGCAGATCCTTAACTTTTTGGTTGTCTGTCTTGCACCGTTCGATCAGATCGTTCAGCATATCCTTATCCGCTTCAGCCATTGCGGTGATCGGGTCTAACGTGATCAGTGCGAGCTCTTCCTCTTCTTCTGACAGGTCCACCATTACGACAGGGATCTTATGTTCGCCGCGTTTCTTTGCGAGTTCTACACGGAGATGACCGTCAAGCAGTTTGCCGGTGCGCTCGTTCACGATAACATCCTGTATCCAACCGATATCTTCCAACGCACCTTCAAGGGCTTTCTCTTGCAGTTTAGGATGGGTGCGCCAGTTCTTCGGGTTGGGGATCAGTTCGTGCGGGTCCATCTCGCCGTGACCTATGATCCTGCTCTCCCAGGTCATTTCATAGACTCCGTAATTCCAGTTCTGCGATCCGGTGTTTTAGCTGCTGGATCTGTTTCTCCAGAAAGACCATTCGTTTCTCAAGGTCCACAACTTCCGGTCTGCTCTTGATAGGTCCATTATAATATTCTGCTGTGCTGTAAGTTTCGTATTCCATCTCGTTCATTCCCTCGCAAGTTTCAGGATAAATTGGCGGCAACGTCCACTTTCATCCAATTCAATGAATTTTAGGTTACATTCGGCCTTTCCGATGTTCGCTAAATTAAATTTACAACCCAGAACCGGGCATTCTCTCACCCGTGTTTGGGTAAGTTCGGTATACACTTCAAGATCCAGTTTCATTATCATTCCCTCCTTTCCAAGATTCGTATTGCTTCGTCCAGTTCTATCGCCCGCTGGTCTTGATGCGTGTTCATCAGCGTATACAGGTGTTCCGAGCCGTCACTTATCCCTTCAACAACCCACTTCGTATCACATAGTTGCCGATAGAACCTCAGTATGCGAAGAGCATATTGTCCATCCGGCGTTCCGTCAACATGATAGTTTTTGGGGTCTATCACGTTTCTTATCTCTGGCAAATCCATCTCGTTCATTCCCTCCCTTCTATCTGGCTATTCCGCTGATTATATGCGGGCGTTCCATCCCAACACCATGATGATACGGGCATGATCGGGAACCCTTCATTGCTCGGGTGGTTCCGGCGACATTCTACTTTGCATTGTCCACCGCACTCAAAACTAGGCCCGGAATACCTGCATGTTTCACAAGTCCATTCTGGAATGTCCATTATCATTCCCTCCCTTCTATCGTGTCGTAACATCCGGTATACGCTCGCCATTCTTCACGACCACAGATCACGCAGACGAACACATCATAGGCTTTCCCGGCGTTCTCTCTCACGCCTCTGTAGTGCAGGTCACACACGTGATCTTTCATGGCAT